TCTGCCATTACTTCACCTCTTTAAGTTTAAGAATCATGTCATCAACGGATTTAAGAAACGCAATAACCGCAGTTTCTAACTCCAGAATTCGCGCTGGATCGCGTTTGTAACTCACAATAAACAACTGCAAATGCTCTGGCAGATCAGGGCGAAAACTGACAAAATCGCACCAATCCCTGCCTGTGCAAGCCATCTGCCACATCATCTGGTTGCGATAGACGGCAGGAACTACTCCGGCAATCAGATAGCCAAGATGCGTGGCAACCTTGGGCACTTTTATTTCAACCAAGGCATTTTGCCCAGCCAGTCCGTCAGGACTAGCGCCAGCGCGTTCAATGGTTGGATGCTGGCAAAACCCGACTTCATCCACCGACGTACCTGTTTCAACTTCGTATGCGCTTCGTGCCAAAGGCTCCATTTCCGAACCAAACGCCATATTTGCATTGGTGTAATCCGACCCCTGCGGTTTGCCCGTCAAAATCTCCGCAACGAGCTGCGCCTGGTAATCCCGGTAACCAGCCGTTTCCGGCTTCATCAGAACGTTGGAAATCATGCTAGCCGTGACTTTTCCAGCACGTTCCGCGAGCCACTCTGGACTTCCTTGGATGCTCATTTGCTGCCTTCCAAGAATGCCGCGGTCTGCGGCTGCATTAAAGCCTCTTTGCGCTTGTTCTTCGCGGTAGTCAGGGTTGCCATAGCTGCCGTGTCCTGCGTGGCTTGTGCGCCTTTGTAAGCGGCTTTAAACACCGTTTGCAAGTCATCCATTGTCGGGGCGGCGGCAAGGGCCAGCAGATGCTTTGTATAGTCATCTTTGGGCTTGTTGGCGACTGCTGCATTGCCATCGTCATCTTCCGGCGCCACTCCGACCGCGGCTGACAGGCTGTATCGACGGGCGTAAGTGAGGGCAGATCCAAACCCTTGCGCGTCATGCTTGCTGACCGGCAGGGACAAAACCCCGCAGGAGATCCACTCTCCCGAAGCGTGGAGCAGGGTTGTCTCAATCCGCACCTCGTCCTTGTCGCTTGGCTCGACAGTCTGGATGTAGCTCAGACCGTTGGCACTGAACGCGGCTCGAATGGCCTCGACTACGCTGGCAAGGTCTGCATACTTGCTCTTGAAGAACGGGTTTGCAGAATCTTTTACCGCGCCTTTCATGGCTCCCTGCGCTTTTGCCAACGCTGCTGCCAAACCTGCGATGCTTTCTGATTTATTCATTGTTGCCCCATATTAAAATTGATAAACACACCACCGCGCCTATGGCGCAGGCGTAAGAACATATTTCGGAGATGCTCATGCTTCGTTCCATTCCGCGTTTATTTCGTCTGACAGAGTTTGCACAATTTCCGAACCGCGAAGATGGGCGGTCAAGCGTTCGGTAATTTCTTTGCGCTCGCGGTCGATGCGTTCTTCTAATTGATAACCAGATAAAGCCGCTACATACATCTCAAGCATGAAACTGGGATCGCGGTTTTCTTGCAGCCATTCGTACAAAGAAAACTGCGACCGCGTGAACTTGCCGTTTCTAGGCATAGGCCACATTCCGTAGTCCATGATGGTTTCAACAACTTCCTCAAGTGCGCGTTCCAGATGCACCGTGTCTGCGTCTTTCCAGTCCTCGTCCCCGAGTGCTTCGTTTTGTGTGCTCATGCTGCCACCGCTAATTCAACAACTTGCTGCACCGAAAACTGCGCGGTGAATTTTGCAATTGCAATGTCACGTTGGGCGGTTGTCAGAGACAGGCGGCTTTTGCTTGCGTTGCCGTAAATCTCAATGCGCTTAACATCAATCAAAAACCAGTCTGACGCGCCGCGCTCGATCTGGTAGCTGTTGACGATGCGGCTGTACTTGTATGCAGACGGGACGCTGCCGCCGGACATTCCTGACGCGGTTGCTCCGGTCTGATCTTTTTTTGCAATCGACAAATCGTTAAGTTGGTTTTGCATAGCCATCGCCAACTCGTCGATGTCTGAGTAATCGGCGGTATGCGCCAGAGGCTTGCCGTTGATTGCAACTATAGCTGCGTATATTTTGCTGCTGTTTTCAGTACAAATTTTGATTTTCATTTTCTTTCTCCATTTGGTGCCAGACTCGCTCTGGCTGCGTATTCCTAAACCCCCGCGTTGGCAGGGGCAGAGGAATCAGGCTGCTTCCAACTCAAGCGTATTTTCCGAGTCCATGTGGTTTGTCCAGACTTCTACCGTTGTGCGATCCCTGCCGAACACTCCGATCACTTTGTCCAGCGTCACACAGAAGATTACGTTCTTGTAATCATGCGTGGGGCGGCAGTAGGCGTTCAGTTCTCCCGAAAACGGTACTCCCATGTAAATACCGCGCACCCGTTCGCCTTGCTGCCAGTGGGAAAGTTTGCTTATGTTGTCCATTTTGTTTCTCCGGTTGTTTGCTTCGATGACCAGACTATAGCGCAAGGAAAATTGCTTTGCAAGCGATATTGCAAAATATATTTAAACAAGGTATATTGCATTCTGGACAACAATAGGAATCACAATGTACACAGATGACGCAGTGCAACATTTCGGAGGGCGCAGACAGCTCGCTGAGGCGTTGGGGATTACCCGCCAAGCAGTCGAGCAATGGGGCAAGGTCGTGGCGCAGGGCGTCGCCTGGCGGCTGCAGGTGATGACTGGGGGCAAGCTGGTCGTGGACGAGTCGAAATACAAACGGAGAAAAAAATGAGCAACGACGAACTGCAAAAACTGGCGCAGGAATATAACGAAATGCAAGAAGAAGGCCGCGCTATGTGGGAGGACATCGAGGGCTATGCTGTGCGGATGAAGGAGATCCGCGAGATCATCGACGAAGAAAAGCCGGGTTGCTACGACGAGATTGTGCTGCTCTTTGGCGGCAAGCTCGACCTTGATCTATGAACTGCCAAACTTGCGACCTTATTGAAATCGCTCCGGTTACTTTGCACGATGGGCGGGTGGTTTGCTCAACGTGCATCTGCTGGCTGCATGAATGCGAGGCGCGTCATGTGTTAAAAAAACCGCAAGCAGGACAGAATGAGTATTTGCGAAAGATCGGAGAGGCGCGGGGAAGTCTGGCGAGAATGCAGTTGGCGGCTGAAATGCAAAAGTTGCAAAATTTAATTTAGTTGTTGCTTTGTTTATTGTTCTTGGTTTATGCTATTGATTGACCAACAACGGAGAACACAATGGAAGCAAAAAGACTTGCCGCGGCGATGAATGGAGAGAAAAATTTTTACGGATCGGAATGCAGGAATTGCGGCACAACTAAAAGAATGACGATCAATAACACTTGCATTGTTTGTTCAAACAATAGAGCAAGGATTTCGATGTCAAAACAAAGGGAGAAAATCAAACAATTGATGGGTGAAGCTAAGTCTAAGGAGTAGGGCCATGTTTTATTACCAACATCATATTGGCGACTACCGGCGAGACACAAGCCACCTGACCTTGCTTGAACACGGCATTTATCGGCAATTGTTAGACCACTATTACATTAGCGAAAAGCCACTTGATGCGAACGCTATGCGTTTGGTATGCGTTCGCACTACGGATGAATGCGAAGCGTATGCGCGGGTGCTTGCAGATTTCTTTATTGAACGCGATGGGGTGTATTTTCATAAGCGTTGTGATCATGAAATTGCCAAATTTAAAGGAAAAGCATCGAAAGCGAGCAGCAGCGCGAAGGCAAGATGGAATAAAAACAATGATTTAGGTGTTGATGCGAACGCATTGCAAACGCATAGCGAAGGCAATGCTAACCAACTAACCAATGAACCTATTAACCAATCAACCAAAGATAAAACAAAGGCTCGTTTTTCCATACCTCATTTCATCCCGCAAGAGGCTTGGCAGGGATTCTACGAAATGCGGAAAACCGGCAAAGGCGTATTCACAGAACGCGCTGCAAGCCTGATTATCAAGCAGCTGACGATGATGCACTCTAACGGGCAGGACGTAGCGGCAATTCTGGATCAATCCACGGCAAACGGCTGGAAGAGCATTTACCCTTTAAAAACCCAAGGAGCGACAAATGGAAAA